GACCCAAAGATAGCACCAAACTTAAATGTTACACAGAAAGCGAATTACCTTAATAAGATTAAAGCAAGTTTGGCTATTGCAGCAGAAATGCGACCAATTAGCGATTAAGTACAATACTCTATTAAAGGCATGTAGCAATGAAGATTAACGAACATTACAACTTATACGATTATCAAGCGTGGGACTTCATAGCTGATGCTGAAATTGATTTCTTTTTAGGTAACGTTGTTAAGTACTTAGCTAGATATCCATATAAGAATCAATCTATAGAAGATCTTGAGAAAGCTTTAGATTACTTTACACATCCAGCGTGTAGGGTTTTAAGTCCTGAGAAGTGGGTATATAAGCAACCATATATTAACAAGTTCATTGAACAGTTTGCTGATGGTCAAAGATTGCTACTTATTGAAGCATTATCACCATTAGCCAATAAAGAAACCTTTAAAGAATTAATATATAAAGAGTTGGCATTATATGGCGTTAACAAGTAAGTATGGGCTTAATAGTGCATATAGACAGTGTCGCAGATGTGGCACGCTAACACGTAATAGCAATGGTTACTGTGATAACTGCCAACAGTATGTTAAAGATAGATTGTCACACTGGAAAGATTATCAAGCTAAGAAAGGTAATAGACATCAACGTGGCTATGGTTCTTGGTGGGAAAAGTTACGCCAGATAGTAATCAAGCGTGATAATGGTTTGTGTCAGGAATGCTTAAGGCTTGGCATCTATACGAACGGTCGAGAAGTTGACCATATCATTCCTAAAGCTAAAGGTGGAACAGATAAGCTTGATAACTTGCAACTGTTATGCCATGAGTGTCATGCGTATAAGACAAATAATATTGATTCAAAATAGTATATTAATTCGTATTAATAATTTATATTAATATATGGGTGTACCCCGGGGGTATGTGAAATCTCTAAAGGCAAATTGAATTGTATCGCAATCCCCCCAGGTCAATTTAAAAATGGCTTGTAATTAGTTATACCCTTGTAAGCCTTACGTGGTAATGGTTTGCGCTTTTTAAAACACATATGGCTATTTTTTACGATACTAAAAAAAACTTTAAAAACTTTTAAATATAAAGCTTTAAGCCATTTTTACTCTTGTAATATATTAATATATCTTAAGGAATTATCATGGTAGCACCAAGTGTAAAAGCTAGACAAGCTAAGCGTAACGCAGTAGGTCAAGGTAGACCTACAACAAAAGAAAATTTAGCATTGCGTGGTGAGTTGTTATTAGAGATACCTAAACCACCACAAGAACTCAATTCAGAAAAAAGTGAATGGTTCTGGAATGAAGTATGTCAGATACTAGTACAACGTAAGATTTTAAAAACCGCTCATTTTTTCGACTTAGTTAATTACTGTAATAGTCAGTCGCAGATTTGCCAACTTGACGAACAATTAAAAGACATCAACAAGTTGCCAACTAAAAATTTAAAAGACCAAGCACAAAAGTTATCACTTCAGGAACGTGTTATAAAACTTAGAAAGGGACTGATAGATACTACATTAACAATAGGTAGTAGATTCGGTTTAGATGCACTAAGTGAAAAACGTTTCTCTGATAATGTAGCTCAAGCTAACAAGAGCGAAAAAAGTAACCCATTTTCAGCGATAGAGTTATAAAATTATGAAAGAAAATCATGTGCTATTGGCCAAGAAATACGCACGTGATGTGTTGGACGGCTCAATAGTTGTAAGTGACTTAGTTAAACAAGCATGTAAGAGATTTATTACAGACTTAGAAAAATCTCAAGATAGAGATTATCCTTTTTATTTTTCAGTTAAACACGCAGAGAGAGTTTGTACTTTTGCTGAGTTAATGACTCATACCAAGGGTGCGTGGGCTATTGGTTCAATAGAAAAAAGACGTATTAAGTTAGAACCTTGGCAGTGTTTTGTATTCTGCAATATTTTCGGATGGCTGAAAAAGAAAAATGATTTAAGAAGATTTACTGAATTATATATAGAAGTACCTAGAAAAAACGGTAAGTCAATCTTTGCGTAGTGTAATCCGTTTATATTGTCTTTGTGCTGATAATGAACCAGGTGCTGAAGTATATTGCACAGCTACTTCATTGAAGCAAGCTAAGGAAGTTTTTGACCCCGCATACAATATGGTTAAAGCTGATAAAGACTTTACACAATACTTTAACATTACACCTTATAAGAGCGTTATCAAGGTTAATAACTCATCAATCTTTGAAAAGATTGTAGCTAAGCCTAAAGATGGGGCGTCTCCTAGTTGCGCAATACTAGACGAATTACATGAACATCCTAACAGCGAACTTTATCAATCGCAAAAGAAAGGTATGGGGGCTAGACGTCAGCCATTGTTGGTGAGTATTACAACTGCAGGTAAGAATTATTATTCATTCTGTAAAACTAAACATGATGAATGCGTTAACGTTCTTAATGATGTAATTCCTAACGATAGTATATTTTGTATTATCTACGGTATTGATAAGACTGATGATCCTTTTACTATGGATGCACTTCGTAAAGCTAACCCTAATTTTGGGGTGAGTATTTACGAGGATAATATAAAGCAAGAAATGGAGAAAGCTAAGAATTACCCTAGCGAACAAAATGACTACTTAACTAAGTATCTGAACGTGTGGGTAATGGCTAATACGACATTTTTTAACATGTCGCAATGGCGTGACTTAGCAGATCCTAGTATTAAGCTTAATTCATTTGTTGGGAAGACTTGTTACTTAGGTATCGACTTAGCAAGTAAGCTTGACTTATGTGCAGTTGGTCTGGTATTCGTTGATTTTAAGAATAATCAAAATAATAAAGAAGAGCGACACTATACAGTCTTTTCTAAGTGCTACACGAATAGAGCACAGTTGGAAAGCAAGAATGGTGAAATGTATAAAGCATTCCAATCAGCTAATGAGTTAATTGTTCATGATGGTGTAGAAACTGATTGGCTATTAGTCTTAGAAGATATTATTAAGCTAATTGATACGTTCACACCTAAAGCAATCTGTATCGACCCTTGGCAAGCTAAATTTTTCATTCAGAAACTCTTAGAACACAATAAGAGATTAGTAATAGCTGAAGTTGGTCAGAATGTTAAGACTATGTCACCTGCTATGCGTGAGATTGAAGCGTCAATAGTAGCTAAACGTATACATCATGACGGTAACAAGTGTCTAGCTTGGCAAATGTCTAATTTAGTTGCTCATGAAGATGCCAACGGTAACGTATTTCCTAGAAAAGACGCAAAAGAAAATAAGATCGATGGTCCAGTATCAATAATGAATGCGATTACAGAAGCAATGAAAGCTGAGAATGTAATTCAAGAAACTAAGAGATTTAGAGTAAGGAGCTTATAAGTGGCTTGGTTTAGCAAGAAAAAACAAAGTAGACCTAGTGTTAAATTAAGCGATAATCAAACACTTAAAGAGTTATTGCTTAATCAAACAGATGTAGGTGTTAATAATGCTTTGCAGATTAGCACTGTATACGCATGTGTGCGTGTGCTATCTGAAAGTATCGGCATGTTACCAATTAAGTTATATAAAATGCGTGGTTCTAATCGTGAACTAGACACTAAGCATCCAATGTATAAGTGCTTAGCTATTCAACCAAATAGCTACATGACATCTATTGAGTTTTGGGAGTATGCTATCAAGTGTCTTTCAATGACTGGTAATTTTTATGCTTTAATTGGTAGAAATGGCCTAGGTCAAACTGTAGAGTTGTTACCTATAGCACCAACAGCGGTATATGTTAAACAGAATACTGATTATAGCGTTGTTTACACTGTAACAACTGTAGAAGGTAAAACATATAACTTGCCACAAAAAGACATATTCCACGTTAAGCTATTTACTAAAGATTGTATTCATGGTATTTCTCCAATAGCTGAAGCTAAATCAATGCTTGAGACAGACATGGCAACAAGTCAACACGCTAGTAATTTATTTAAGAATGGAGCAATTTCAACAGGTGCGATTGAAATTGATACCATGCTTAATGATGATGAATTTCAAGCTTTTAAGGATGAGTTACAAGTAGGTTATACAGGTGCTAATGCGTATAGGCCTATGATTTTGGAAGGTGGCGCAAAATGGAAAAACATTTCAATTAGTAACAGTGATAGCCAATTTTTAGAAACTCGCAAATTTAATCGTGAAGAAATAGCAAAGATTTTCAGAGTACCACCGCATTTAATTGGTGACTTAGAACATGCTACATTTAGCAATATAGAACATCAAGCGATTGAGTTCGTGCAATATAGCTTAATTCCTTATATTCGTAAGATTGAACAGCGTATATTAGTTGATTTATTTACTCCAGAAGAACAAACACAATACTACGTTAAGTTTAATGTTAACGCGTTATTACGAGGGGACAGTAAGTCACGTAATGAAGCTTATAGAATAGCAATAGATAGCGGTTGGATGTGCGTAAATGAAGCACGAGAACAAGAAGATTTAAACCCTATTAAAGGCGGTGACGTGTTCAGAGTGCCACTTAACTACGGGTATCTAGATAGTAACGGTCAAATTGTTAACCCTAATATGTCAGAAATTGACACAGCTTCAAAGGAAG